ATATTAAAGATTATTACAATAACCCGATCAAGAAAGAACTCAACTATAAGGATTGGTGGACAGTTGAAACATCCGCAAATTGTGATAGTAATCTTTATGAAACAACCGTTCACCCAGTCGTAAGATTTATTCATGATTCTAAGATTAATCCAACCGGATGGATCACATTCACAGATACACAAAAAAAGAATCAAGGTCTAAGAACCAATCTCTTTGACACGAGTTATGAATATTCTTGTTCCTGGAAACGTATCAAAAAATGTACTACTGCACTCAAAGATTTAGTAAGTGATTACAATATTGCTGCATTTGATATTGAATGTGATAGTTCACATGGTGATTTTCCTCAAACATTCAAGAACTTCAAAAAACTCGCTTCAAATATTTTTGATTCATATCGCTTATTACATCAAAAAGTCCCATTAAGTCGTATTCAAGACTTTGAATCTCTTAAGGAAAATAAAAAAAGATTTACAGATATGATTGATATAGGTTTTAGTAAAAAAGATCTTTCAGATTGTGAACCCACTTTTCAATATGTTGATATTCAAACTGTGTATACAAAGAAAAATCTAAAACCAACTGAAATCTCTACTCAACATGCTGTTGATACAATACTCAATGATAAAAAAATTATGAATATATTGAATTCTCCTGATAAAGGCAAAGAAAGAGATACAACAGTTATGAATATCCAAACCATCTTAAGAAATAAACTCAACAATCCTGATTCTAAACTAGAAGTTGAAGGTGATCCTATTATTCAAATCGGAACAGTTTTTCATCGTTATGGTTCAGATGCTCCACCGAGACGTCATATTATTGTTATCGGTCCTGATGAAAAAATGAATCATAAAGATATTTGTGATCCGATGGATCATCTGGGCATTGAAGTCGTTTGTTGCCAAACTGAAAAAGAACTTCTTTTGGAATGGACTAAAATTATAAATGAAGAAGATCCTGATTTTATCACGGGATACAATATCTTTGGTTTTGATTTTAAATACATTGCTGATCGCGTAGAGGTGAATTTCCCATGTCCTCGTTGGAGTAAATATAAATGCAAATGTAGCAAGCAATGGGGATGCCACCCAACATGTGAGAAAAGGAAATTCTATAATTTAGGAAAAATAAATTCTGTGAAAACACAGATCTCCAAAACGAAAGAAATCTGTCAAGCAGATGAACATTATTCAAAGAGATGCTCTAAGAAAGAACAAGAACTCACTTCATCGGGTCTTGGTGAAAATCATTTGACTTATATTACGATGGATGGTCGTATACTCTTTGACATACAAAAAGAAGTTCAAAAAGGACATTCATTGGAATCTTATAAATTAGACAATGTTGCATCACATTTTATGCGAGGAAAACTTAAAACAATTACAGATTCATTTCTTACAACTTATACGGGTCATTTGAAAGATGGAGATTTTATTTCATTTAGGACACACAGTAATATAGGTGAAGAATTGTTTCAAGATGGGAAAAAGTTTAAGATTCAAAAAGTTGAAGCGAATGGTTTGCATTTGGAAGAACCTCTCATGATAAATCTTGAAGAATATCATAAAGTAGAATGGTGTTTAAACAAGGATGATATTGAACCTCAAGATATCTTTGACAAACACAAACAAATTGAAGGTGGATCAAAAGCGAGAGCAGAAGTAGCAAAATATTGTATTCAGGATTGTGAACTCTGTATTCATTTGCTTCTTCTGTTAGATATTGTTCCGAATAATTTAGCGATGGCAAATGTTTCTTATGTTCCTGCATCATATATCTTTCTACGAGGTCAGGGTGTGAAGGTAACATCTGTTGTTGCAAAGAAATGTTCTGAATTAGAAACACGGATGCCCGATTTGAAAAAATTACCAAGAATGAGAACTAATGTTAAAATGATGAAGGAAGGTTTGGCAGACAAAGAAAATGTTCTTCAAGAAAAGATTATGAAAGACTTCAAAGCGATGATTGAAGATACAGAAACATTGGAAAGATTTAAGAAATGGTATAAATATGATAATGATACATCAAAAGAAGAACTATGTATGAATATTCAAGAGGATATTCAACATGAAACAAAAGATGAACTTTGTAGAAGATGGATTACTCACAAAATGATAGATGATGCGGGATGGAGAATTCCTAAGAAATATGAAATTACTGAATGGTTGGATGTGATCAAAGATCCTGAGAATTATAAGATTGAAGGATTTGAGGGTGCTGTAGTTTTGGAACCGAAACCTGGGATCTATTTGAATGATCCTGTTGCTGTTTTGGATTATGCATCATTGTATCCTAGTTCAATTATAGAGAAGAATCTATCTCATGAAACTCAAGTTGAAGATGATGGATTGATTGATCATATAGGTAAAGAAAATTTACATAAGATTAGTTATGAAAATTTCGTGTATGTGGGAAAAGGAAAAGGAGATACAGTTCAAAAAATTGTGAATGAAAAAGAACCCATAAAGACATGTTATTTTCTTAAGACTGAGTTTATGGAAGAAAAAGGGATCGGATCAAAAGGTATTATTCCACAAGTTTTGGATCATTTGCTAGAAGCAAGAAAAGCTACCAAAAAAAGAATGAATGATGAAAAGGATGAATTTAAGAAAAAGGTGTTGGATGGACTTCAATTGGCATACAAAGTCACTGCAAATTCTGTGTATGGTCAATTGGGAGCAACAACAAGTACAATCTTTAAAATGAATATTGCTGCGTGTACAACATCAATAGGTAGAGAAAGAATTGATGATGCATCCAAGGGTGTTAAAAAATGGGCAAAAGAAGCAGGACATGAAGAACCGGATGTTGTATATGGGGACACGGACTCTGTATTTGTGAAATTCAGTCGTAAGAAGGAGGGGAAACTTTTAGAAGGAAAAGAAGCATTGAAACATTGTATTCAATGTGGAAAAGAAGCGGGAGATTATATTACGAAAGGAAAATTAATTAAGAATGGTGAAATCATGCAGCATAGTCCATTGTTGTATTCTCCGCAGGATTTAGAATATGAGAAAACATTTTGGCCATTTATCTTAATCTCTAAAAAGAGGTATACGGGTGATAAATATGAGTATTCAACAGAAGATTGCAAGCGAACTGCCATGGGTATAGTTTTGAAGCGTCGTGACAATGCGCCGATTGTGAAGTATGTATTTGGGCATGTGATTGAGAAAATAATGATAGACAAGGATTTTGATGCAACAGTTCAATGGTTAAAGGATACATTAGAGAAAATTAGACAAGGAGGATTTTCGGATACAAATTTTATAATTACGAAATCATTAAGAGGATATTATAAGAATCCACAACAGATTGCGCACAAAGTGCTTGCAGATCGGATGGCAGAAAGAGATCCTGGAAATAAACCGAAAGCAAATGATAGGATACCTTATGCTTATATTCAATTGCCTAAGGATCAATTGTATGATGAGGAAAATCCTTATAAATCGGGTATTCGGAAAGGGAAACCGAGAGAGAGAAAAGTTCTACAAGGAGATAGAATAGAACATATTGATTTTATTCGTAAAGAGAAGAAAGATTTGGATTACGAGTTGTATATTACAAATCAAATCATGAATCCAGTCAAACAAGTCTTAGACTTACAGATGGAATCCTCAGAAACAATTAAGATTTTTGAGATGAATAAAGAATGAATAAATGATGAAAGAATAAATAAGTTTTAATTTTCTGAAATTTTTTTCTAAAGGAGGGTATAAAATAATATGGGAGGAGGATTAATGCAACTTGTAGCTTATGGCGCTCAGGATATTTACCTCACGGGTAACCCGCAGATTACTTTCTTCAAGGTTGTCTACAGACGGCACACGAACTTCTCAATGGAAGCTATTCAGCAGACTTTGAATGGAACAGTTTCTAAATCTGGTGGTTCGGTCACGTGTACTATTTCGCGTAATGGAGATTTAGTATCTAATCTATGGTTAGATATAAGTTTAGATAGCACTGGTTACGCTTCTACCACCGAGGCGGCTACAAGCACTAGTTACGCGAATTGGACCAATAATACGGGTCATGCTTTTGTCAAAGAATGTGAAGTTGAAATTGGCGGTCAAAGAATTGACCGTCATTATTCTCAATGGTTAGATATATGGAATGAATTAACTGATCATGATGAATCTGAATGGATGGGTCTTAATAAACATGCCGGCAAAAACGCTTATTTGAGGAGTGCAAGCAGTAAGACACAGCCCGTGAGCTCTCACAGATTATATGTTCCGTTAAAATTCTGGTTTTGTCGTAATCCAGGATTAGCATTACCTCTAATAGCCCTTCAATATCATGAAGTTAAGGTTAAACTAACAACTAGAGCAGTGGTAGCTCTTGTTAATAGTGATTGGGTACAAGATACTGCTGTCACTAACAATCCGACGTGTAACTTATGGGCGGATTATATTTACTTAGACACAGATGAAAGACGCCGGTTCGCGCAGGTCTCTCACGAGTATCTAATTGAACAGGTTCAGAGAGAAGTTAAATCAGCCAGTTCGGCAGTCACATCGGCTAAGCTAAATTTCAATCATCCAGTAAAAGAATTAATCTGGGTAGTTCAGGACAGTGTTGCCGAAACTGAAAAAATTGCGGCGGCATCTGATATTGATGCAACTCTAAATCTTGGAAGAGGGAGTGAAAATGGAGCAGCAGCTTTTGCACATGGAAATGATTATTTTAATTACATGGCTGCCGCAGCGGGCACTAATGAAGTTGTTAATGGTAGAAGTGATTATGAAACATTTGATACTCTTAGATTACAACTTAATGGTCACGATCGTTTTGCTGCAAGAAATGCTTCGTACTTTAGAACCTGCCAACCTATTCAGGCAGGTCATAAGATTCCTTCTAAACACATTTACTGCTATTCCTTTGCCTTAAAACCTGAAGAACATCAACCCTCTGGAACTTGTAATTTCTCAAGAATTGATAATGCTAAAATGGTTTTTGGTTCTACTGGGACAACATCATCTGCTAATTTAACTGTTTACGCCATTAACTATAATGTTCTCCGTATTATGTCTGGCATGGGTGGGTTAGCTTACAGTAACTAAATTACTAAAAAATCTTAAATTAATTATTTTCTCTAAATTTCCTTAAATCTTAAATCAATAATTTCTTTAAACACAATATTTAAGATTAATCTTAAGTTAATCTTAAATAATAAAAATGTAGAAAACAATACAATATAATTTATGCGAGGTTAATACCACCGACATTCGCTGCTAGCGAGTCAATAATATCATGAGCTAACCATGCGATACCAACAGTGGCAGATATACAAGTTACTGAGAATGATGATCCTAGAATGGCATTAGCATCAAACCCGATTGAATCCTTTCCTGCTGAAATAGCAACATTAGACCCATCCCCAGCAGGTACTGTAGCTAGAATTAATTCGGAACCCGGGGTGGTGACATTAAAATCTACATCAGCCTGATCGAGCATTACAAAGGTATAAGTACAACCAATAGAGTCGGCACATGCTGGTAATTCCATTGTTTGAGTGCCAGATGATAATTCCGGAACTAAAAATATAGTTCCAGATTCAGCTGCTGTGATTGCTTGTTGGGCGCCTGCGCCCGCTTTGTCGGTAATTAATTTTACGGGTCTCCGTTGACCCAGAATGATACCATTCACATTAAGATTTTCAACATTCTCATTTCTTAAACAACCTGATTCTGACATTTATATTACTGTATAGAAAATAATTTTAAATAATTTATGTAAATGAATGTGGAATTATGCGAGATCTATACTACCGACATTCGCAGCAAGTCCGTCTATAACATCATGGGCATACCATGCAGTGGCGGCAGTGGAAGACATACAAACTAGCTTGAATGATGAACCGATAACGGCAGCTGCCTTAAATCCGATACTATCATAAGTAGTAGAGCCCGCAGCAGTATTATCGCCATCGCCTTTTGGTTTCAAGGCAACGATTTTTTCAGAGGCATTGGCCTCTACTTTGAAGATTTGAGCTGCAGTAGCAGTAAGTATAAAGGTATAAGTACAACCAACAGCGTCAGCACATGCTGGCAATGCTATTGTTTGAGTGCCAGATGTTAATGCCGGAACTAGAAATATAGTTCCAGATTCAGCTGCTGTGATTGCATCTAGAGCACCAGCACCACCTCTGTTGACGAGTAATTTTACGGGTCTCCGCTGACCCAGAATAATACCATTCACATTAAGATTTAGAACATTCTCATTTCTTAAACAACCTGATTCTGCCATTTATATTACTGTTTAGAAAATAATTTTAAATAATTTATGTAAATGAATGTGAAATTATGCGAGATCTATACTGCCGACATTCGCAGCAAGTCCATCTATAACATCATGCCCGAGCCATGCAGTGGCAGCAGTGGTTGATATACAAGTTAACGAGAATGATGAACCGAGAAGGGCCGCTGCCTTAAATCCGATACTATCATAGGTAGTAGTTCCCGCGGCAGTATTATTACCGTCGCCATCAGGTTTGCAGGCAACGATTTTTTCAGAGGCATTGGCCTCTACTTTGAAGATTTGACCTGCGGTATCAATCATTATAAAGGTATAAGTACACCCAACAGCGTCGGCACATGCCGGCAATGCTATTGTTTGAGTGCCAGATGTTAATGCCGGAACTAGAAATATAGTTCCAGATTCAGCCGCTGTGATTGCATCTAGGGCGCCTGCGCCACCTCTGTCGGTAAGTAATTTTACAGGCCTCTTCGCACCCAGAATAATACCATTCACATTAAGATTTTCAACATCTATATTTTTTAAACAGCCTACTTCACTCATATTTTATTTATACCCTAGACTAGAAAAAAAATATAATGCAAATAAACTTAAATCATGAATTAATTTGTTTCATTCCGTTACATCCTTTTTTCTAAAGGAGGGTATCATGTCTGGTATGGGTGGATTAGCATACAAGTAACTAAATTCATTTATCTCTATTTTTTAAGATATTTTTTTAAAATAATAATAAATAAAAATTATTAGAAATATATAATTTGTTTCATTTCCCCAAATTTTTTTTCTAAATGAGGGTATAAAATAATATGGGTGGAGGATTAATGCAACTTGTAGCTTATGGCGCTCAGGATATTTACCTCACGGGTAACCCGCAGATTACTTTCTTTAAGGTTGTCTATCGCAGACACACTAACTTCTCGATGGAGGCTATTGAACAGACGTGGAATGGAACGTCAACCTCCAATGGCCGTTGTACAGCCACTATTTCTCGTAACGGTGACTTAGTTCACAGAATGTATTTAGATGTTGACGGCACTGGTAAATCTGGTGCTGGTAATCCTGGTAATTGTTGGGTCAAAACAGTTGACTTAGAAATTGGAGGCCAATTAATTGATAGACATTCGGGTGTATGGATGGAAACTTGGTCAGAATTAACTGAACCTAATCCCTCCGGAGTAACAGTACAGGTCGACTCATGGAATGCAGGTATGGCATCTGCTGCTGCTGCCGGAGGTACTATCTTTCAAACTATGTCCGGGACAGGCGGAGTAAATGACGCCGGAGGATCAACCGTTGCTAATAGATTTAATGTGCCACTTAATTTCTGGTTCTGTCGTAATCCTGGCCTTGCTCTTCCTTTAATCGCGCTTCAGTATCATGAAGTGAAAGTTATTTTAGACCATACGATTGGAGATGCTTGGACATCACCAACACTTAAATTATGGGCTGATTACATCTATCTCGATACAGATGAAAGACGTAGATTCGCGCAGGTTTCCCACGAATACCTTATAGAACAAGTTCAAGAGCAATCGTTAACAGCCGGTACAGCTTCTGTTGATCTTAACTTCAATCATCCCGTTAAAGAACTCATTTGGACCGCCGGTACAGGAGCTTCTGGAGCAATTACTGGGACTGAATTAGTGGCCATTGATGCGACAGAATCTAATTCATATGGATTAAAATTAAATGGACATGATCGTATGGCAGTTCGTCCGCTAACCTATTTCACAAGAACACAGGTATGGCAACATCACACCAGTGGCGGTCTAAATTCAACAGACTTACGTGTGACCTTAAAAACATCATTTAATGATTCGATTGGAGTGTATTCATTTGCCCTTAAGCCAGAAGAACATCAACCTTCCGGAACCTGCAACTTCTCTAGAATTGATAATGCGCAATTTGTAAATTCGGATGGTGGCACCATTGTTGCGAATGCTCTAATATTCGCTGTCAATTACAATGTCCTCCGTATCATGTCGGGTATGGGTGGTTTGGCTTACTCGAATTAAAGTAATCTTATCTCTATTTCTAAGATATCTTTTCAAAAATAATAATAAATAAAATTATTAGAAATATATAT